CGTTACATATCAAGCGTTATACGCTTCTTTGTCAGGAAACCCGACAATCGGTAAGCTTAACGAAATAGCCGGTGCATTAGGAGTTTCTTTCTTTGATCTTTTTAATAAGTCAGAAGATAATGTCATTTATTGCCCTCACTGCAATAAGCCTTTAAAGGTGATTAAGTAAATATCGGTTTTGCACCTTGCAGGATTTTGTTGTCCTTAATCCATAAGGGAGGATTCTTCATTGATTCTATCCTTTCCTTGTTTTCTTCTACCCAGCTTTTAAATCCTTCCGGGACACTGGAGACATATTCTTTTGACTGCCTTGGATTGTATTCTTTGCCGTCAAGGATGCTGTCAATATATTCGTCATGTTCCTTATCGGAAAGCTGTATTGGTGTAGCATAACAAAAACAGTGAGGGTGCCATCCGGTCCAGTGAAATGATTTTGGGTATTTACCTGCTAGTGGATCACACATATCCTTACTGTGGTTTCCTGAAACCTTCACTTCAAAACCAACCACCATTGGATTATTTTTCCACCTTTCATGATCTGCGTTTCTGTATGCCATGTTCGTCTCTGTGACTGCCAACCTTCTTGCATTTTTAAATGAACTCCTATAAACTCCCTGCCCTGGATGAAACGCTTTAGCACTTTCTGAAAGAATCAGATTACCTTCTTTATTTCTTACCCTTCTGAAAAGCTTTTCAGGTTCAAGAAGGTTTTCCCGGACCCTTCGGGAGATGACATTTGCAGGATCACCGTTTATTATCCCTATTTGAAGGTGCATTTCAAGTTCATCCCTGAATGACTTTGCCATATTCCACACCCTATCGGAGAGACCAAGGCTGTTTTCTTTTCTTTCAATGAAAGACTTAAGGGCTGAAATATTGTGATCTGTCAGACCGGGCATAAGAGAAAGCACCTCTGCAGATTTAATGGTCTCCTTTATTAAGATGTCGTTCTTTTGGTTTGCAAGTTCCCATTCTTTAGTGATAGAAGTATAAAATAAGTCATATAATGCTGCATTAAACTCGCCTGTCAGCTTATCTGTCCTTTTCTGTATCTCCTTATTGTTTGAGAACTTAAAAGCTTTCTGTAATTTGGCTTTCGGATCATTGACTATTGAAACTATTTTCTTGGCAAAGGAGATATAACTATCCTCTACCTGCTTTGCATAGCGGTAAACATTCTGTTTGTGTATGTCTTCAAAGTCGGGCATTTTATAACGTTTTTACAAGTCGTAACTGGTTGCAGATTGTGGAAAACTTAAACCCCAAGTCTTTTAAGCCTCTGTAATATGTCTCTTTTCTCCTGCGATCATCCCAATATATGCACAAATAATTCTTTTTTGATGTTTTCAACATGCCATGTTTCTTGATGAAATCAACAATGCAGCCTTTTGCCCATAATAAGCTTTTCACACCGTCTTTTCCTGTCTGCTGCATGTACTGATAACCTTTTTTTCTTTTCCCTACCCAGAAACAAACATCCCAAAAAATACAGGCGTTATATTCGTCCGGGTGTATGCAAAGGGTTAATATTTGACCTAATTCGTTTTTACCTTTATAGATCAAAGTTCCATCGATATCAGCATGACATGTATAGTTCATTTTACACTATTTTACCGTCCTCCCGGTGTGGGTGGATAACAAGGTCTTCCACTCGGTTTACTATTAGGGCGACATTCTGCCATTAATACTGTGCTTGAAGCTAAAACCTCAGGGTTTTTGTAGCTTTTTTGTTGTTTTGTTTCCTTCATTATTCAGCCGGTGGTTCTATGCTTTCCATCTGTTCCTTTTGCGCCCTTTCTTCTTCCAGATCTGCATCTGAAACAAGAGGGTGGTTTTCGTATGCTGTGCGCTTGCTTATCGAACCGGCAGCAACGGAGTTATCAACCATCTGTGCAATCTCTTGTTTGTTCTGTGGCAGATATGGAGTACAAACAGGGGTAACAATCAGGTTTGCATCTTCTTTGATAAGTGAAATGTCAACTACCCTGCATATACAAGCCTTGACAACATTCAACATTCTTTGAACACCCGTTCCAAATGTTCTCCAGTTCTTTAATGCTTTCATGTGAGCATCAATAAACAGAAGTTTTAATGCCACGCCTGATGTTGGCAGTCCTGACCCTTGCAAATTACTGAATGAAATGTCTGGTGTCTGTGTTATCTCAAATATTGCACTTTTCAAATTCTCAAATTCGAGCTTGATAGATCCCGGTGCATTATCCCACGCCAAATATTGTGCGCTTGAGTCTACGCTTCCTGAAAGTACCTTTCCCCTGCTGCCCTTGGCGGGTGCACCCTGTAATTCACCTTTTGTAAAGAGGATTGGAGACCCGTTATAGTCGTTTGTGTCACCATGGTTTGACATGCTCATTTCAAGCCTTTCGATAAGGTTTTGCGCCTTAAGCCAGTCGGGCGCATCCTGTTTGATATATACAGCCATGATCTTCTCAGGGGAGCTGACAGAAAACTCAATCATATCATTTGGCCTTATCAATTCCCATTTGTCAGATTCTTTTTCCCATTTATAAATGGCACTGGATGTATAAATATCAAAGTGTTCTACTGTCTTTCCTTCCCTTATTGTGCTATATCCACGACAAAAAGCATCCATGTCGCCCGATTCGTCATAATGAGGATAAAGAGCATCGCCAAGCTGAGGGGAACATATCTTTACTTTAAGCCTGAATTTACTTTTTGACATGTCACCCCAATATCCTTCTTCTTCTATAAAGTAGAAAATTAATGCCACTTCCATTTCAGAAAACAGCCTTTCTGCTATCTCAGGCAGGATCATATCGAACTTATTATCACTCCATACTTTCTCTATCATTGAAAAAAGTCGTTTGCCCTGTTCGTTCTCTTTGAAATATTTCTTTTCTATCTCAATAGGATTACCAAGCATGAAGCCTACCGACCTGTCAGTTATCAACTCCTGATATGCAAGCCCTACCCTTGTCACCTTTTCGATAGAGTCAATCATTACGTCCGTGCCGTCATTGTTTTTTTCTCCGCTTGGATCAGGACGTTTAACGGTCTTGTCGGGTCTTTCAGTTATGCTGAATACTTTGTGCTTAGTTACATCATACTGGTTTTCTGCATCCTCCTTTGTTGCTGCGAACTCCGGCCTTATCTTCAGTTGTTTTTCTATTTCGTTAAAATCATTGGATTTCAGTAATTCTTGTAGTTCCATATTATTCTTGTTTTAAATATAATTAGCTATCTGTGAGGCTGTCCAGCCTTTTTGTTTTCCGTCATGAGGATAGAAAGTATTAGCAAGCGAATCAGCATCATCTGGCGATCTTTTTAGCCTTGCTTTTATCTCATCCTTAGGTTCTATCTTCACCTTGCCATTTGAGGCAAAAAACCACCTTATTGCTGTCAACTCCTCTTTAAGGCTGCCATTAGGGCATAACATGGGGTTTTGCTTATTTCGTGGGTTAAAGAAGTCCCGTATTGTCCAAAAAAGATATGCCCTCATATTTTCAAACTCATATTGCCCCGTGACATCTTTCAACCCTGCTGCCCCTTCTGAAAACTTACAGGAGAACACGTTTTTATGCCCCAGTTCTTCAAGACGGCTATAAACCCCCGCCCCTTCTCCTATTGTGTCTATATAAGCATTATTGTACCATGATTTGCCAATTTTT